TTGGCAGCAAAGCGCATTCTATGGAGGCCCCATGATTCGCGGTCCATTGAAGCATTACAAGGCGTTTATGAACATTCTCTTTGATTGCTTGTGGCCCGTATGGGAGCAAAACAAAGAGGAGATCAAAGCCTTGACGGGCTACGACCAGCGGGCAATGGCTTTCATGGGGGAGAGGCTAATGTCTGGTATTATTCTGATGCGCGATAAATTCTTACCTGATGTTCCCATGCTTTGCGCCCCTCTACACTTCATTCCATGACTCGCACCATTCTTGACCTTGGCACACAGCCACTAGCAAATAATCTTTGCCGCACTGCGGCAGAAGCCATGAGGGCTGAACGCTTCCCCTTGCGGGCAATAGTGGAAGACGACCTTACCATTCATCTAGATTGCGAAGTTGAACCGGCCAGGCTCTACCAGCACTACCTCTATCGAAGTGGCACCAGCCAGCCATATATTGATCATTGCGCCCGCATGTATCAAAGCTTTAAGCATTTGAGGCATGGTACAATTATTGACATTGGCGGCAATGATGGAACGCTTCTTAAAGCTTTTCAGGCACAATCAGACGAAAAACTTTGTCTGATCAATGTAGACGCAAGCGAAAGCGTCAAAGAGCAAAATGAGCAGAATGGCATTCAATTCATCAATGCCTACTGGAGCGAAGACGTTGACGTGCCAAAGGCTGACATCATCGTTTCCGCCAATGTGTTTCAGCACACCAAGGATATTCATTCATTCTTGCGCGGCATCCAAAAGCATCTTGACGGCGTGTGGATTCTTGAATTTCCCTATGCTCTAGAAACCATTTGCACTGGCCAGTTTGATCAGTTCTACCATGAGCATTATTATTACTGGCTGCTCTCCCCATTGGGGAAACTGTTTAAGCAGTATGGGCTGAAGATCATTCATGCGCAGCCGCAAGACATTCACGGTGGAACAATGCGCCTATGGATGACGAACAAGGAGCCCAGCGCCCCTGCTCTTGACCTTTCTCGGCATGCAAAGCTTGAGCAAGACGTGGTTGATCAGGCTGTGGCTTTCTTTGACACTGCCATCAACAAGGTTGGCGCTCAATTCATTCAAGACTTAACCAGCGGATCACTGGGGAGAGTCTGCTTCTTTGGCGCTGCAGCGAAGGGGTGTGTGTTCCTTAATGCTCTCGGTCTAAACATTTACACTGTAAATGAGATGGTGGTCATTGATGATACGCCTGAGAAGCAGGGGCTTTACATTCCCGGCACTGGCTTTCAAGTGGTGAATAGGAGCGTGCTGCCAGATTACGATACCGTCGTCATTCTCGCTCACAACTTCAAAGGGCACATTGCCCAGTCGCTAGCCAAGGAGTGGAGCGGCAAAACCATAACCCTTCTCCCCCTGGGAACATGACAGAGCGTTATGTCATCTACCACCTTTACCAGGCCCACCATTGGGAGCAAATCTTTAGCGAGCAGATGGGACTGCTAATGCTCAGCGGGCTTTTTGATCATGCAAAGGTGATCGTTTCCGTGAACGGTTCGTCCCCGTTGCCTGAGGGACCGTACAAGGTGGTTTATCGAGACGATGGGTTCTCTGAAAAGCCTTCTCTTCTAATGGCGCGGCGTTATGCCGAACTCCGCCCGAACTCTCAAATCCTCTACTTCCATAGCAAGGGCATCTCGCATCCAACCAAGAACCAAGATGATTGGCGAATGATGATGCAACATTTTATTTTGATGAACTGGCGGCAAGCTTGTTCATCGCTAAATGATTATGACGTGGTGGGGGTGAATTGGCGATCATTCCCCGTGGAGCATTCCTCTGGCAACTATTGGTGGGCTAATGCTTCTCACCTATTGAAACTAGACCCGGCCTTCCTGAATGATCACGACCGCATGAGCCAAGAGTTTTGGATTGGCTCCATTCCGGCCAAAGTGCATAATATGCACGAAACTGGCCTTGACCATTACAATCAAGCCTGCCCGTCTTCCTCTTACTGTTCACACTATTTCCAGCCATGAACCTCCGCGAAATTATTGCTCATTACGACATCAATGGCCACGAAAAGGATGGCGGCACTGACAAAGACACTTTCCACTCTTATATTGAGCTTTACGAGCGCCTTCTAGCTCCCTTCACTGATAAGGCAATCACGCTTGTTGAAATTGGCATTCAATATGGTGGCTCAATGTTGCTGTGGCAAGATTATTTGCCCAGGGCTGAGTTTATCTTTGTGGACAACGTAAATTGCATTTCTCCTAAGATTCTTGAGCACTTAGACCCAGATCGCGTCTCCATTTCGTTTCGAGATGCCTATAACGAGACTGGGGCAGATGACGTAGACTATCTTGCAAGGTCTGGGTCTTCTGGCGGTATTGACTTCATTATTGACGACGGCCCGCACACGTTGCAAAGTCAAGAAGACTTCTTGCGTCTTTACCTCCCATTGCTAAACAAAGGCGGCGTAGCAGTGATTGAAGATGTGCAAGATACGCAATGGTTTGCAGTCCTGGAAGCAGAAATGCAAAAGGCAGAAGGCGAGTTTGTTTCTGAGCAAGTTGATCTTCGCAGCATCAAAGGGCGCTACGATGATTTAGTGTTTGTCGTTAAAAGGCTTTGACCATAGAAGAACAGTTGGAAGGCATCTATGGCGAAGACGGCGAAGACGACGCCGATACAACAAACGTCGGATAGCCCATTAGATAGAGAATAGAAAGCTGAAACACTGAGCTAAGCAAGCGAATTTCGGCGCAATCAGGAGAGATAAGGCCACGCTCCATCCGAGACACAGTGGTTTGGTCACAGTGAAGAATACTGGCGATATTTTGCTGCGACATTCCAGAGTTTAACCGAGCTTCTTTTAACCGCTCCCCAATTACCCTGCGGCTTTCTTGAATGGAAGCGATGGGAGCGTGAAGCCTGGTGGTAATCCTGCGGTGCTGAATGTGCTGCATTTTTAGGCTGTATTTCCTAAGTTATTCTATCTCAATAGATGGGCGTAGATAGAGTGTAGGTATGAGCGACACATGCTTTCGTTACGACGTTGCGCCGATAGACAGGTACGAAGTAACCCCTGAAGGTTATCTTCGCGCTTGGGCAACCCTCGCACGCACTGGTGTACAAATGTACACTGATGCCGATGGTTCCATTCGCCGTGAATATCGTCCCGAAAGCGAAGTGGCGTCTCCTGAAAGCTTGGCCTCATTTGCGGGCAAAGCAATCACTCTTGAGCATCCATCCGTTCTGCTAGATAGCGCCAATACAAAGGACTATCAAATTGGTTTCAGTGGCACTGAAGTGGTTTATGACAACGGTTTTGTCCGTGCAGTTATGACAATCACTGATAAAGATGCCATTGAAAGCATTATGCGCGGTGATGCAAAGGAAGTCAGCGCTGGCTATCGCGTCAATTATGACGCAACGCCTGGCGTAACGGACAGCGGTGAAAATTACGATGGCATCCAAAAGGAAATCAACGGAAATCACATTGCTGTTGTTCGCAGGGGCCGCGCAGGCCCGCAAGTAAGGCTCCATCTGGATCGCCTAGATGCTGCCAACCCTTACCTAATCAATTCCATTGAGGAACCATCTATGACTGCTAAGGTCAATTTTGATGGCGCCGAATTTGATGTGAGCGAGAGCGTAGCTCTGGCGATCACCAATGAACGGGCAGACGCCAAAATGTCTTATGAAGACATGAAGAAAAAGTACGATGGCATGATAAATGAAGCTTCCAAAATGAAGGAAGAAATGGATGCCATGGAGAATGAAATGAAGGGCAAGTGTGACTCTGCAGAGGGTCGCGCTGATGCTCTTGCCCAAGAACTTGAGACGGCCAAAGTTGATCTTGAAGCCGCTAAACAGGTGAATGTTGACAGCCTTGTTGAGGAGCGCATTGCACTCATTGACAAAGCTCGCACATCCCTTGACTCTGCGTTTGATTTTGCCGGCAAAACTGCTCGTGAAATCATGGAAGCCTCCATCAAGGCTGTACGTGGTGACGCTGATCTATCGGAGCGTTCCGATGATTATGTGATGGCCATGTTTGACACCTTGTCCGAATCAGCACGTTCTGATTCCACTGGCACGAATCAACTGCGTCAAGCCGTTGCCTCCATTGCCTCTCCTTCTTCTGCTCCTGCGTCCTACATGGACCGGATTCAGAACGCTTGGAAAACCCCCCTCTCCATCTCTAAGGAGCGCTGATCCATGGCCGTATCTTTTTCTACGTCAGGAACTGCCTCTGCTGGTGGCGTGCAACAGAGCTACGCTCTGCTTCATGCTGCCTTGCTTGAAGGCCAACTTTCTGACATCCGTGATAACACTATCGGCACTTGGATTAACGAAACTGTCAATGTGCTGCCATTTGGCGACGTGCAAGTTTACAACCTTGCTGGCACTGTTGCCAACTCTGCCACTACCATCTCTGGCGCCTCTGGCACTGTCTTGGGCGTGAATGTGCTCACCTACGTTGACGAAACTGCGGTGAATGGCGATAACCGCCCTGGCGTGAAATCTAGGCAAGTGCTTAACGTCGCCAGCCAAGCCGCCGTCGCCGTTTACGTGACTGGAGCTGTCAACCCCACTTCCATCGTTCGCGTGCTGCATACAGCAAGTGGCACGGGCAAAGCTGGTCAATTCAGCCACGCATTTGCTTCGGGCAGGACTGTTCGCCTTTCCAACGCTCGCTTCCTCACCTCTACCACAAGTAGCGGCTTGGCAGTGCTGGAACTGAATGGCCCAAGCTTCACTCTCTCCGCTGATTCTTAATAGGAGGCCCTAACAATGATCGATTTTCGCATGGATGATGCGGGCCTGTTCCTTCAGCGTCAGCTTGAGTACATCCGTCCCCAGGTGTTTGAAACGGCCTATGCCGACATTAAATACCCCACTATTTTGCCTGTAACCAGCGAGGCTGGCAATGCAGCTCAAACTTTCACCTATCGCATCTTGGACTCCACTGGTGAGTTCAAGCTGATTGCGGACGATGCTGATGACCTGCCACGGTCTGACATCAACCAGACTGAAAGGAGCATCAACATTCGCTCCTTTGGTGGCAGCTTCGGCTATACCGTCCAAGAGCTGCGTGCCGCTCAGATGGCCAATGTTGCTCTTGAGCAGCGTCGTGCCAACTCTGTGCGCCGCGACTACGAGGAGAAGGTTGAAAGCGTTGCCATGTTTGGCGAATCCACCGTCAACCTGGCTGGCTTCTTCAACAATGCCACCGTTGACATCATCGCCGCTGACAAGTGGTTCACCACTCCCGGCATCACTGCTCAGGAAATGAACGAACTGCTGAACTATGGCGTTACTGCCGTCGTCAATGGTTCCAACATGAAGGAAGAGCCCGACACCATCCTGTTGGCGTATGAGGACTACAACAAGGCGAGCACCACCCGTAACTCCGACTCCTCGGACGTGACGGTGCTTGAATACTTCCTGCGCACCAACCCCTACATCCGTAACGTTGAGCCAATCAACCAACTGACTAAGGGTAAGAACGGTGGCAAGCTGAATACCAGCCGTATGGTGGTGTATAAGCGTGACCCCGAGAAGCTGCAACTGCACATTCCCCAACCTCTTGAGCTATTCCCGCCTCAGCAGCGTAATCTGCAGTTCATTGTCCCTGCTCACGCTCGCGTGGGTGGTGTGGCCATTTACTACCCCAAGAGCGTCATTTACGTCCAAGCTTCGTCTTGAGCGTAACCAAGCAACGGGCGCTAAGCTTTATCACAGTTCCTAAAGAACACTTCAAATGTTAATCGCTTATCGCCCTGAGCTTGAAAACCCGCCTCGTGAAGGTGGTTTTGGCATTATCACAGATGAGGGTATGATTCAACTGGCGCCTGGCCTTAACCAGGATGTACCAGAAGTTCAATGGAGGACAGCCCGAGAGAATTGCACCGTTAAACGGTTGATGACGATTGGGGCCATTGAAGAAGTGAAAGAGCAGCTCACGGTGGAAACCATCCCCCATGACGTTCAAACACTTGTCAACATGCCCCTTGTGGAAGCCTACCGCGTCATTGAAGTCATCCATGACCTTGATCAGCTCTTGGCATGGAAAAAGATTGAGGGGCGCGTCAGGGTGCGCAATGCCATTGCCAAGCGACAAGAAGCAATCAACGCAGGAAAGGCTTAACCATGACTGTCACTTACGAAAGCTTTTTAGACCGCTTCCCTGAGTTCATTCCCCATCCAGCGGGGATTGTCAACGGGGCCATCACTGAAGCCACTGCTGATGCGTCGGAAGACGTGTTTGGCGATCAAACTGATCGAGCAGTGAAGCATCTAGCGGCACATATCATTGCCATTCAACTTGCGCAAATGGGCATTCAAGTGGGTGCTACTGAGGGCAAGGTTTATGGCAAAGGACTGGAGGCCACGCAATATGGCCAAGAGTTCAAACGAATGACTGAAACCGTTGCTGGTTCTTTCACCATTGGCTTTGTCGCATGATCAACGGCCTATCGCCACTAGCTAACGCCTCCCTTGTGTGGGCAGTGGCTTCTGGCTATGCCGTTGATAGCGAAACGGGCAACTACGTTGCTCTTTCGTCAGGTGTGACATACTATGCCACTTTGAAGCAAAAGCGGAATCCACGGTACGATTATCTGCTTGGCGCTGATAATACGGCTGTGTATATGGAGGGACGGCTAACTGGGCCTTTGGCACTATCTGGCGTTTCCCCTAGCACTTCTGCTGCTGCAACAATCAATGGGAGAGAAGGACGGTTTGAGCTATTGCCGAACGAACAAATTGCTGAACACTATTGGCAATTTATCGGCACACCAATCAGAGGAATTTTTAGACTGGTTGGTAAAGGAAGCGTACAAAACGTTTGACGCTTAACCATTTTCTTTCCCATTGAGGCTTTTCTCATGCTCTTCCATCCGACTGAACTGGTTAAGAGCCAAGACGTTATTGTACGTGTTGGCTCTATCTCCGGTGCTCGCCCTGTAATCACCCAGAGCGGCGCTACGTTCACCGTAAGCGGCGCTCCCACTCTCTTTACGCTACAAGCGGCCACCACAGGCAACGTGGCCTTTAATGACGGTAACACTGAGTTCTACTTGCTTGGTGGCGGCGGCTTCTCTGACAGCGTGATCGTCACGTCTCAGGCTACGGCCTCT